CTCTAATGATTTATCTTCTTCTTATTTTAATAATGGAGGTTCTGATTCTATTAAAAATTGGAACACTTCAAAAGTTACTAACATGAATTACATATTTGAAGGACAAGTAAATTTTAATCAAGATATAAGCACTAAAACAGTAACGGTAAACGGAAGTACTTATACCGCTTGGAGTACTGCGAATGTAACAACTATGAACTCATTATTTAGTAACGCTACAGCTTTTAATACAAATATTGGTTCTTGGAACACAGCAAAAGTTACAAATATGACAAGTATGTTATACGGAACTACAAATTTTAACCAAAATCTAAGTAGTTGGAACGTATCGTTAGTTACAGTTTTTAACGGAGTAACATTAGGATTTGCAAATTTAAGTGGAATTAGCACCGCTAATTATGACGCATTATTAATAGGTTGGGCAACAAGAGTTGTCAAGCCTAACTTAGCGATAAATTTTGGTGCGATTAAATATACGAGCGCAGCTATAGCCGCAAAAACTGTTTTAATATCAGCACCTAACAATTGGACAATAATAGATGGAGGATTAGTATAATGAGATATTATTTAGCACACAACGAAATAGATATTTTCCATTATGGGAAATTAGAAGATAATCAACAAATTGAAACTGGAATGCCATTTTTGGAATTTTACACTGAATTAGATAACCTATTGTTTAGGTTATCTAATCTTGGAGTGGAATATAAAGAAGAAGAAAGAATTACCAACCCTATTGATGAAGTAGTATAAAATTTTGATGTTGATTAAATTCCTTTAATTAACAATTAGATAATTTTTATTAAAAATTGAATAATTAGAAAAATAATCATATTTATAAGAAAAGAAAAGATTATGCCAAAAAATAACGATGTATATAGTATAATAATACCAGCTCAAACACCAAATTTGAGTGCACATACTTACACCACGATTTATGGTGGTTCCGCTGGTTGTACAGCTATAATTAATGGTGTGTCGGTTAGTGTTGGCGCGGCATCTTCTATTGATTTAGCGATTAGAAGTATAAGCGCAACTACTGGTTGTTATTTACTAGGTGAAAATAAAGATGTATATTTGGGTTCACCTAATTTATAATAATTACAAAAATAAAATAAAGAAATAAATAAAACTATGGAAAAAAATTTTAGAATCAATCCAATTGGTCTTAAAGGAAATGAAATAAATGAACGTATGAAACAACTTATGGGTGTAACACCTATTGTTGAAAATTTATCACGTTCAGCTGTTGAATTAACAAAGATTGGTCCAGATGGTAAAACCTATGGTATCATAAGAGAAAACCATGAATACTATATTAAAATATCTAACAAGACTTCAAATGTTACAGCTGAAGATTTTAAATACATTGGTGGTTTACAAAATAAAAAACTAGAAGCTTATCCTACATATGCTAAAGCAACAAAACACTTAAATTTAAAATTTAATTCAATTTGCGAATCTTTTGATATTGTTAACACATTCAATGTGTTAGTCAACGATAACTTATTAACAGAAGGTGCTGCTAAAGAAGCGACAAAACACATTACTGATACCAAAGGTACTGATTTGGGTGGTAAGGTTAAAGAAGAAGGTGGGGATAATCTTGCTAACAAAAAGGCCATTGATGAAATGGAAGAAGTTACTCTTACTGAAGATGAGTTGGCTATTGATGCAATGTTGAACGAATCTGATGAAGAAGAGTTGGATGAAGCTGAAGATAAAGACAACCCATGGGCTATCTGTACTGCTAGTGTTGGTCGTGAAGACAAGAAAAAATATGAAGCATGTGTTAGAGACGTTAAAAAAGAAAAAGGTATTAAAGAAGAATTAAAAGGTAACCAATCAAAAATTGATGGTGAGGATTTTAAAATTCTTAAAAAGAAAAAAACCAACGAAAATTTTGGAGAAGAAGACACATCAACAGATGATTTAATGGACAAATTAGACTTAGAGAACATGTCAGCTAAAGAATTGTTACAATTGTTGGGTGACGCTGGTAGAGATTTAAAATCTGTAATAGCTAGAAAATTATCTAGTGGTATGGGTAAAGCTAGAACAGCTTTAGATAAAATGTACCCAGAAGGTGATGAACCTATTTCCCCTAAAGATAAAAAATTCGCTGCTTTGGCTGAACCTAAAGATAAAATCACATATGCTGATAAAATTGCTGGTGCAACTAAAAACGAAGATATGACTCTTGAAGAAATTCAAGAAGCAATTGCTGATTTAAAAAAAAAACTTTAACCGAAGCTAAAAAATATAAATTAAAACTGGATGCGCCTGCTCCAGCGGCTCCCGCTGCTCCAGCACCTGCTCCAGCTGAACCCATAACAGAACCAGCTGATGACGCTGGTTTTGGCGATTTTGGTGGTGAGGAAATGCCAGCTGAAGAACCTGTGGGTGATACGCCAGCTGAAGAACCAGCAAATGATATGTCATTTGAAAAAGAACCATTTGATGCTGGTGTTGAAGCTGATGAAGAAACTGACCCTAAAAAATTTATTGAACAGTTGAGCGGTAAGTTAGGACAATCACTTAGACAATACACCAAAGAGCAAGGTCAACCAGATTTTGAATTGGAAAAATTTGCAATCAACTCAGTAATTTCAGCAACAAATACTGCTGATATGGATGAAGAAGACAAAAACGATATTATAAAAAAAATAAATAAATCTGGAAAAGATGACACACAAGATTTTGGTGACGATAGCCAAAATAACTCCGACGCTGGAGATAGTTCTTTCGACGGACCCGATAACGGGAATGACGGTTCTGGTGATTTTAACTTTTCGCCTAATGAAGAACCAATCAAAGAAGGTGGTTTTATGCTTGAAAAACCAAAAAGATTAAGCATTTTTGCACCTGAGGGTAGTGAAGAAGCGAAATTCAAACATATAAACGAAATGAAAGAAGGTTCAAACAATTATATGTTTTGGCAAAATTTAAAAACAATGGTTCATGCTGCATCTGAATTATTAAACATGGACTGTGACCAAGTCGACGCTTTGTTATCCGATGGTCATGGCTGGGCTCTAGACCACATTGCCACATCTGCTGATGATGTTGAAGAGGTTTACCATTTTGTTGAAGGTAGATTAAACGATGAACACCAAGATTCTGGTGAAGAAATGGATTATTCTAAATGGTCACAAGCCATGAAATTAAACCAACCAGTTACTGTGTCAAAAGACTTAGGTTATCATTTAAATAACAATATGGCATTAGGTGAATCAGTATTTAGATACGGCTCAGAAAAATTTCAATCATTATTGAAAGAAGTTAGACAATTGCAACAAAAAGGTTTAATTGAACTTAATGAAAATGACCAATTTATTGTTGATGATTATGATAATGGTTTTGTTGTGGTTAACGAAAATAAAGTTAAATTAAATACTATTTTTGAAGAGTTTGAAACAGAGGCTATTAACGAAGCTGAGTATCAAGGTAAAAAAGTAGAACTAGGTAAACCTAAACGTGGTGGTTCTAAAAAATTCTATGTATATGTTAGAAATCCTAAGACTAGTAAAGTTAAAAAAGTTTCTTTTGGTGCTCAAGGTGGTGGTGGAAACTTAGCTGTTAAATTAAGAGACCCTAAGGCTAGAAAAGCGTTTGCTGATAGACATAATTGTAAAACTAAAAATGACAAAACTAAAGCTGGTTATTGGTCATGTAGATTACCTAGATATGCTAAATTATTAGGGTTATCGGGTGGTGGTACTTGGTGGTAAAAAAACAAATAAATCATGGGAAGAATAGAGAAAAACAAAAAACTATTAATTGAAAGAAAAAATAGACAACTTTTGGGTAAACCAGAAATGGACTGTCCAGAAGCTACTCAAAATTTAGAGTTAAACACTAATAACAGAGATTCTGCGATAAAAGAAAAACATATACAATATGGTCCATTAAATGTTGACGAACCAGCTGATTTTTGGGAAAAAATAGCTGACCATTGGGATACCAGTGTTCAAGCAGCTCAAAAATCAAAATGTGGTAATTGTGTTGCTTTTGATATATCACCTAGAATGGATGAATGCATGCCAGGTCCGATATCAGACGATGATGGTAGATTAGGTTATTGTTGGATGCACCACTTCAAATGTCACTCAGCTAGGTCTTGTAGAACATGGGCTAAGGGTGGACCTATAGAAGAAGATTCTGTATCATATAAATGGCAAGAAAAAAATAAAAAGTAATATGAAACCGTATAAAGAAACAGAAAACGGAAATATAGTAAGACGCACATTTTCACACGACATACCTGAAAGTGAACTTGTATGGCACAGAGACCATGAAGATAGAGTTGTTTTACCATTAAATGAAAACGATTGGATGGTACAATTTGACAACGAATTACCAACAAAGTTAACCGTTGGTGAAGAATACTTTATACCTAAAGACACTTTTCATAGAGTTATCAAGGGTTCTGGTGAATTGCAAGTTGAAATCATAAAAACTCAATTTGATGATGATTCCTATGAAATATATGAAGTTATTGAGGAAGGTAAAAAGAAAAAAAAGAAAAAGAAAAGAGATGCTTGTTATCACAAGGTTAAAGCTAGGTATGACGTATGGCCATCAGCTTATGCATCTGGCGCGCTAGTTAAATGTCGTAATGTTGGTGCTGCAAATTGGGGTAACAAATCAAATGAAGGTGAGGATATTGGTAAAAGCGCTAAAAAACAATTCAAAATAGATTTACAAAAAGACCCAGATTATTTAAAATACAAAGATAATGATAATGAATTTGGTGTACCTAACGTAACAACGAATGACCCTTTTATAAAAAAAGGGAGATACAATAGAGTTGGTAAAGAAGAGTTGGATGAATTAACCGTATATGAAGCTAAAAAAACTGATTTCTCAAAAGAAAAATCACAAGGTCTTCATGGATGGTTTTCTAGAAAAGGTGGAGAAGGTTCTAGCGGTTGGGTTGATTGCAACACCTGTAGGAAAGACCCAGATACTGGCAGAAAGAAATGCAAGCCATGTGGTAGACAAGATGGTGAGAAAAGAAAATATCCAGCATGTCGTCCAACACCATCTTCTTGTGGTACGAGAGGCAAGGGTAAAAAGTGGGGTAAAAAAAGTACGTCGGAAGAGTTGAATATATCAGAAAATTTTAGTATATTTGATAAAAACTATTTAAAAATGAGATTACAAGAAACATTTAATTACGAAGAACCATTGGTTTTACCAATGGAACCTAAAACAATGCCTAAAGAATCACCTACTATTCAACCGTCTAGAAAAAATAAACCTTTTTTACCTCAGAGGGAAACACAACCAGACCCAAAAGCTAAAAAGTAATGGGTAAATTATTTTTGGTTTATGTGAACTATGTTGGTAAAGATTATAAAGGTGATTACCTTTATGAGTTTATATTTTCTGATACAACAGAAGGTATAGATGGTGATGAGTGGGATACTTACCCTGCGTCTGGTAGACCACTCCCACCACATGAATCTTTTATAAAAAAAGTTGGCCGACTTGAATCTGAATTAATGTTGGATGTGATTCAAAATAGCGACACATTTGCTGTTTGGGACGCAATCGATGGTGTTGTAGCGTTGGCTTGGGAAAACATAAATGATTATGAAACATATCCTGAAAAAAGAATTTGTTTTAAATTTGGTGAAGCTTTGCTAGATATTGAGGAAAAGCTATACGAAAAAGACCTAATATTGAATTATAATTTAAACAAACATGAACACAAAAAATAAACTAAAAGAATTGGATACTAGCGGTAAAAAAATACCAACTATAATGGTAAAAAAAAATGAATTAACTCAAACTATTAAAGACCTAAAAGGACAAGAAATTAATATTTTACCAGTTAATGAGATTAATGATGTAATACAACCACAAGATGCCGCAACAATAAAATATCTTTCAAATGTAAAAGACCCTAATACTGGTCAAATAACACAGCCGTTTAATATTTCAGATAAAAAATATCAGATGGTTAGAGGGATAACCCCAAATAAAAATATTGTATTAGGTGTTTATTGTTTTGATGAGATAAATGAAGATGGTAGTAACATGATTTACAATGTTGATGAATTTGAAAATAAAGTTGCTAAACCTATGCTTGAAAGAGAAAAATTAACAAATGAAAGTGAAGAAAAATCTTCTCAACCTGAAAGTCTTAACCTTGGTGAGTATAAGCACTTTATAGTAAACGAAAAAAATGGTAAATTTAAAAAATTTAAAACAATACCAGAATTGGCGGCTACTACAATGCTTGAAGATGAAAGATATATGGGTTTAAGAGAGTTTAAAAAATTCTTTGAAACTAGAGTGTTTGGGGCACCTAAAAGAAAGGAATTAGCTGAAAACGAACCAATGCAACCTCAAGTTGATATTAAAAGAGATGTTGATGTGTTGTTGACTACTATTTCTAGGAATTCTAATATTTTAAATAAAATACGTAAAATAAATAATCCAATAGAAAAAAGTCAGTTTTTAGTAAAAATAGCTGATTTGATAGGGTTAGGTTTACCTAAATTTGCAGAAACGGTTAGAACACTTAAAAACCAAGCAAAAGAAAGAACACCACAATCAATGGCTACACAACCAGCAGCTACACAAGCAACGGCTACACAACCAGCAGCTACACAACCAGCAGCTACACAACAACCCGTTGTTGAAAACGTAGTTCTAAGAACGATAAAGAAAAAAGACATTAAATAATATGAGCGATTACAGGAAAATAGCTGAACAAGCATTATTAAAATCACAAAATAGAAACAATACTAAATTAAATGAAAGTGTTGTTTATGGTGATAATATATCGGAAAGAATGCACCCACAGTTAGAACAAGAATTAGCTGAAAGAAAACATTCATTGGGTAAACACCCTGCAATACCTGAGGGTGATGAAAATAATTTTGAACAAAAAATAATGGGTAAACGCTTCAGTGAAGTCGTTAACCGTTATAAACGAGCATTTGATGTTGAGGATATTGATAACTCAAAATTGATGACGCAAATGATGCCTATGGTTCATGAAACTATGGCATTAGAAGCCAAACACAAAAAAGACTTAGAGGCATTGGCTGAAAAGATGATTCGTGAAGAATATGATATGCCAGAAGATATTGTTGAAATTAAAGCTAAATTATCACCTAACATAATGTTAGAGGGTACGAAAAAACACCCAAAACCTAAATCAAATGATTATCAATTTGAAAGTCATGAGGATATGGTTAACGCAAAGGATGAGGTTTATAAAAGACGTTTTCTTAATGCAATGATTCAAGGTGCGGCAAAAAAAACAAACCATATGTTTCATATGGTTGATGATGAATTAACCAATATGGACCCTCGTTTATTAAATCGTTATTCTAAGGTTATGTCTGCGGCTGATTATATGTACTATATTATACCTAAAATGGATAACGGAACCAACGGTGGCGTTGTTAAGGTAACATTCCCAACCGCTGAAAACCCTAAGGCTGTTATTGAAGCTGAAGCGATGATATTTCCAGTTCTTATTCATGAATTGGTTAAGGGTGTTATGGAATTGTTATCCGCACATGGTTTACCTAAAGATAAAAAATTGGGTGACTATGTAGTTGATAAAGCTGATTTTTTAGCAGCAGAGCCATGGGATATGAGAATAGGTCCAGCACTTTGGGACCGATTTACTGATTGTGTTGATTCTGATGATTTTCATTTAAAACATCAGTTATATATGGAGTTAGCGTCAATGCCAGTAAAAGAATTTAACGAAAACATGAGGGAAATATTAGCTGGTACAAACAAAGGTAAAAAAGTGGTTAAAGAAATTATGGACAGGGTTAAACAAGAACTTCAAGAAGAAGAATTTGACAACGCTATGAATGAATTAAATACACGAGAAGAAAAAGATTTTTATTCATTAGACGAAATTATGTTTGGTGATAATATTGAACTTGATGAGGACGATGATGTCTTTGATAGTGATGGTTTATTTTAATATAGGGGTTTTTTAGCCCCTAATTTATTTTAAAACCTTTAGTTTAGTTGATTTCAACATATTTATTATATAAAAGAAGTAAATATGCTAACAGCACAAGAAATATTTAAAGAATATTCTAAATGTCTTATGAATCCAGTTTATGCGATTGAGACTTATTTGGAAACATTCGACAAAACGCAAGAAGGGTTTGTTCCCTTTAAGTTATTTCCTAGACAAAAGGAGATAATAAACGCATATGAAAAACACAGGTTTAACTTAGTAACAAAACCTAGACAAGCAGGTGTGTCAACCACTACCGCAGCATATATGGGAATAAAAGTGGCATGGGCCGATTCTGATAACCCAGAAAACGTATTGATTATTGCCAACAAACAAGAATTAGCTTTTGAATTCTTGGCTAAGATTAAAGATTTTTTATCACAATTACCTAGATGGGTTTGGGGTCACGAATACTACGGTAACCCTAAGAATGAAAGTAGAACAATTTTCACCACAGATTCTAAAAAAGAAATTAAACTTCCAAATGGTAGTCGTGTAAAAGCGGTGGCAACATCTAAGGATGCATTGCGTGGTTTTACACCTACATTCCTTATTATGGATGAGGCTGCCTATATTGATAATGGAGCTGAAGTATTTGGTGCTGCTCTTACAGCCTTAGGTACTGGGGGTAGAGCTACGCTTATTTCAACACCTAATGGTATGGACCCATTATATTTTAAAACCTACGACCAAGCTAAAACCAAAAAAAATAATTTTAACATTATTGAGATGAAATGGTTTGAGGATTTGCGTTATAACAAAGACTTAAGATGGACTAAAGGTGATGACATTCAAAAAGAAATTTACTTCACGTTTGAATCTTATACAGCTAGATTAGAAGATGGTTGGAAACCAACATCTACGTGGTATGAACAAATGTGTATGGGTATGAACAACGATTCTCGTATGATTGCTCAAGAGCTTGACGTATCTTTTATTGGTTCTGGGGGTAATGTAATTAGTGAAGAATATATTGATTTTCACGAAAAGAATAATGTAATCGAACCTAAGATAACCATGGGTTTTGAAAATGAAATTTGGATTTGGGAAGAACCTCAAGAAAATCATCAATACATTATGGGAGTCGACGTTTCTAGAGGTGATGGTGAGGATAGCTCTACTATCGTTATTGTTGATTTTACGACCATGGAACAAGTTATGGAGTATCAAGGTAAGATTCAACCAGATTTATTAGCTCAAATAGTAGAAGAATACGGTGATTTGTATGAAGCTTATACTGTTGTCGATGTAACTGGTGGTATGGGTGTTTCAACCGTTCTTAAATTGCTTGAATTCAATTATAAACGTTTGCATTATGATGATGCTAGTGGTAAGATATTATCAGCTAGACAAAGAGAATTAAATACTTACACTAAAAAAGATAAAATTCCAGGATTTCACGCTACAAATGTTCGTGTTCCTATGATATCAAACTTGGAATATAAGATAAGAACTAACGCGATTAAAATTCGTTCTAGTCGTATGACTTCTGAAATGAAAACGTTTATATACAAAAATGGTAGACCAGACCATATGGAAGGTTACCATGATGATTTACTTATGTCGTTGGCGATGGGTTTATGGGTGATGGAACATTCATTTAAAAAACTTGAGAGACTTGAAAAACAAAACAAAGCAATATTAAATAGTTGGCTTAGTGGTGCTAATGCATCTAACACACCAACTGTTAGAGAAAAAGACCCAGAGACTGGAGTTGTTTCACAAAAAATAAACACTACGCATACTGCATATAAAAATGTTCAAGACCCTAAAGGTCAGTATTCGTGGTTATTCGCTAAACCTAAATAAAAATGGCTAATATATGTAAAAAAGTATTTTTTAGAAAAACTGGAGGATTTGATGTCTATAAATGGTGTCCAGGTACTACTAATTACGACAAACAATTAAATAGTGGTAGAAAAAATAAAATAAAAGAAACCACACCTTATTTTTGCACAGCAACACCTAGCTCGCAAGGTATTGATTTTATTAATACTTACGTTTATAATAACATCTTAATTAGTGGGGAACCTAGCAGATTAGCATACGTAGCATGTGATTATGTTTCGTAACTATTTAATTTTTAAGATTTTTTAATATATTAAAATAAAAAACAAATTATGGCAAAAGAAAATTTAACTATATTTCAAAGGTTAAACAGAGTTGTTAACCCAAATTATAACCCACCACAAAAACAAACAACACAACGTTTTAATTTGGGTGGTGGTGAGTTATTAAAAACAACTAACAAAGAAGAATACGAAACAGCTAAATTACAAGCACAGCAAAACAAATATTTACAAAGTACTTGGAAAAGAATCGAAAATGGTTTATTTCAACAATCAATTAACTATGAAACAACGCGTGTTGGGTCTTACGCTGATTTTGAAGCTATGGAATTTTACCCAACAATTGCAGCCGCATTGGATGTTATGATGGAAGAATCTACTACTGTTAATGATAGAGGTAGAGTTCTTAATATATACTCAGACAGTAAGCGTGTTAAGGGTATCCTTGAGGATTTATTCTTTAACCGTTTGGATTTACACACTACATTACCAATGTGGACTAGAAACACATGTAAATATGGTGACAATTTTGTGTATTTGAATATCAATGAGAATCAAGGTATTGTTTCAGCTAAACAAATGCCAAACTACGAAATAGAACGTAGAGAAGCTGGTTTATACGATTTAGTTAGTGGTAGAGAAATTGCTGATGACCAATCTGAAAACAAAGATAAAGTTAAATTTTATTGGAGAGGTCGTGATATTGAATTTAATTCATGGCAAATTGCACATTTCCGTTTGTTGGGTGATGATAGACGTTTACCTTATGGTACCAGTGTATTAGAGAAAGCTAGACGTATCTGGAAACAACTTATCCTATCTGAGGATTCAATGCTTGTTTATCGTGTGACTAGAGCACCAGAAAGACGTGTATATAAAATATATGTTGGTAATATTGATGATGCAGATGTTGAACAATATGTTAACGCAATTGCTGATAGATTTAAGCGTATGCCAATTATTGACCCACAAACAGGTCAAATTGATTTGAGATACAACCAACTTTCAAACGACCAAGATTTCTTTATACCAGTTAGAGATGAAAGCGCACCAAACCCAATTGATACTTTGCCAGGTGCGTCAAACTTAGACCAAATTGCCGATATTGAATATTTGCAAAGAAACTTGTTTACAGCTTTGCGTGTACCTAAACCATTTTTAGGTTTTGATGAAGCTGCTGGTGATGGTAAAAACCTTGCGATGCAAGATATACGTTTTTCTAGAACTATTAACCGTATTCAACAATCAATGTTACAAGAATTAAATAAAATAGCGATTGTTCATTTATTTCTTCTTGGATTTGAAGACGATTTAGATAATTTTACACTTACCCTTAATAACCCATCAACTCAAGCTGAAATGCTTAAGATTGAACACATGCAAACAAAAGTTGCCCTTGTTAAAGATTCAACTTCTGATATTGGTTCTGGTTTTAGTGTTATGTCTTGGACTAGAGCGCATAGGGATATCTTGGGTTGGTCTGACGATGAAATTAAACAAGACTTGTTAGAACAACGTATCCT